AAATTTTTCATCAGTATAACTACCATTCTTGATAGCCTTTACTAAAGTCTTAATTCGGTCTTCTCTTTCTTCTAAAGACTTAAAGCCAGTAAAAGGTGTGTTTGGATTTGCTCCAAAAGTTACTGCTGAACCTTCCCAAAGTTTAACCTCGTAGATTTGCTCAACTTCAACTTCCATATCCGTTTGGGTTTCAATTGATTTTATTACCTGGTAACCAATAGAGTGTTGAGTTATTACACCATCTCTATATAGTTTCAAAGCATCTTCGCCCCAAGTAGTGTCGCTCATTTTAGCTTCAAAGTATAAACCAAAGTTATCTTCTCTTAATACTAAAAGTTTCCCCAAAGGTTTTGTTGTATCGTGTTGCCATAAATATGCTATTTCAGGCTTTGATGAATCTGGTCCTCTTTCAGCAATGGTCTTAGTAAATGCACCTGGCATAATAACATCTCCATCTAAATCAATAGAGTTAAACTGAGAGAAGTAACCTGTAACGATTCCTGTTGCGACATCTAAGTCCTTAATCGTAGCATCGTAATTTTTGAAACTTATATTCTTCATAAGCGATTTATTAAGTAGTGTTTAAAAAAGAGTGGATGTTTTACCACCCACCCTAAAACCAAAACACCAAACTATGTATACAAAGATACTAACTTTTTTAGCAATTATTTATATATGATATTATTTTCCTTATCTAACTTTGCTTTTGTAAGCATTGTGCATTTGCAATTTATGTTATTACCTGCGCCTCCTGCTGGGTCGCCTGGATGTTTCATCATATACCCATCAGCGTTAAACTTCTTATCCAAGTCAATAGTTTTACCACTTAAAGCTATGTGCCAATCTCTCGGCATCTTTGGATGGTCGTGCAACCAGGTCTTCTCCATTTCAATAGGCATCAATTCACTTTGAGTATATTTAGAAGCATTAGTTACCATTAAAGATTCAGTCCTTGCAATCATTCTTGCTCTTGTCTTAGACATTCCTACTTCTTTAATTAATCTTTTTTCTGCGCCTCTAAAGCCTTCGTTATTCTCTAAAGCAGTTTGGAATGCTGATTGAATCCTTTTTAAACTTGTATCGTTAATATCTTTAATATGCTGACCGCCAATGGTAGCAAAGTAATCTTTTAAAGCTGCATCCATTATAGGATTTTCAAAGCCTACTCCTATTGTAGCTTCAGGTGGTAAGTTAGCCTTTAGCCATTTAACATAGCCTCTTGATTGTTTATTCCAAGCAGTATTATAAAAAGTTTTCATAGCATTGGAAATAGGAACTCCGGTATATAACATTCCGGCAATAGAGTTTGTAAACGCAACCGATTCAGATTCGTTTAAAGCATCTATAATAGGTTGTATAGATTGTTTCAATGCCTTTGAAAACATACGATAACCGTACACTTCAAGGTATTGTTGTAGTTTGATATCAAATTCTTCTTGGCTCATTATAATGCTTTATCCGACATTCCTAATTCATCCAGGTAAACTAAATTAGAAGGAACTAAAATCCTATCCATATCTGCTTCCTCTAATCTATCGTAATTCATTGCATCTCTTTTTTCGTTAGGAGTAATCCACCACGATTCCTTCATTTGAGCAACTATTTTCTCCATATCCTTCTGCATTTCAGGAAACGCTTGAACATCGTAGTCAATATAATATTCTACACCATCTCTTAAAGAATAGTATAAAGCAACCTCATTAAACATAGCTTTGATTAAGTTAAGGATAGGCACAACCGTATTAGTTACCAAACCTTTGTAAGCCATTTCCTTATTGTTATAAGAAGCCGAATCGGTAGCCATTAAAATTGGGTCAACACCAAACACTCTGCATAAAGTATCTCTATCTGCTCCTATTGATTTGATAATCTCTAAATCCGCAGGACTCATTCCGATTTGCTTATAATCTACAATACCGTTTGTAGCTACTATTCTCTTATAGTTGTCTGCACCGGTTAACTTTGAGTCTATTTGTTGGTTAATCTTACTTATTTGTTCGCCATCTAACATTGCATCTTTATCTCCACTAAATAAAAGACCTGCTGCACCACCGTTAATAAATGCTTTAGCTTTTGCTCTTGTACCTTCGTTTGAACTTGATACAGTTTCCCAAGCAGCCATCAAAGGACTCATTCCATATAATTGATTACCACTTACATTATAGTCAGGATTAAAAAACTTAATATGGTTTACCTCATTAACTTTAAATTCTATTTCTTGATTACCTATTTGTAGCTTATAAGCACTTATAGGCTCAAATGTGCCACTTCCTATGATTTGTGTAAATTGTGAAGGTAAGGGATAAAGTTTAGTTGGTACTCCTTTGTTTCTACCTACTTCAGGCATAAACTTATAAGAGTAAGCGTTTCCTGTAATCTCTAAGAATGACACTAAAGATTCAATATACTCTTGTTGCGATTGCATTTCGTTAGGTCTTGCAATTAGCTTATTCAAGTCTGTTCCTTCTACTTCCGTTAATCCCTTTTTAAGTAGGTTAATAGGATTGTTTTTTGTTCTATTAAAACTCTTCTTATTGCTTACCTCGTATACATAAAAGGGAACTGAAGCAGCTTTCTTAGCAATCATATTAATAATAGCAAATACATCGGGATTGCCTTGATAGCCATTTCTTACATACGCTCTTGGATTGTTTGGTATGTTAAAGAATATTCCGTTAAAATAAGAGAATAAAGATTGGTTATATTTGTTACCTGCATCACCACTTTGAGTTGGAATAAAAGCAGCTTTAATTCTTTGTATAAGATTCATAAGCAATTATTTTTACAAATTTACGATAAATTTAGATAACTTTTACATTACAATAAAGTCAAACTTCTTAAGTTCAAACCACATCCGCATCATAAGTGCATCACTTATATCGGGAGACCGACCTAAATGTTCTTTAACTTTGTCTTTTGGTAACACCGCAAGTTTACCATCTTTATCAGCGTTATGTCTTTGTACCCATTCAAGTTCTTCGGTCAATTCCTTTTTGATAGTTACATCTTCGGTTATAACCCACACTCCAGCTTCATTGATTAACTCTGCAAGTTTATAGTAGCATTCCGATTTTAAGTTTATGTAGTTACCTGTTAAGGCTTTACTATTGTTAACGAATCCTTTAAAGCCATAGTCGACCACACCCGAGCCTACGCCATCTTCATCGCAGATAATTTGTGAATAAGGAATAGAATGTTTCTTTGCCAGGTGTTTAATGTATGCTGCTACTTCGTTTGTTGCCTTATTGGCTAACTTATGTATCTCAATAACTCTAAAGCCACTCCATACCATTATTAAAGTTTTATCCTTACCAAATCTTGCAATATCCGCAGAAATATATCCTTTACCGTTTGGAATATGCTCATTAGTAAATAAGTCAATTATCTTATCGTACTGTATTAAAGCGTTATCATTATCATCGTATTCCCAATTACCAAATAATAAACGCTCCTTACTGAACTTATCTAATGATTGCAAAGACTGAATGTAATGCTCTGAAATATAAGGATTATCCTGTATTAAAGATTGAATAAACGCTTTACTTTCACTTATTGTGCCATCCTTTGTAGGCTTATAAAAATTGTTATAAACATACCCTTTTGCAGGATTACAAGTGCCGAGCATCTTTGGTATAATGTTAAATTCCGTTAGCTTGTACCTTATTCTTGACTTAACTATGTTCCAGGCTTTCTCCGTTATTTGATTGCACTCATCTATGAATGCAAAAGAAATTTCAAGTGACCCAAGTTCATCAAAATTTACATCTGAAGGGTATTGAAACAAATCTTTTAAGTAAATAGCCGAGCCATTTGAGAAAGTAATAATATTAGATTGAGCGTTATAAACATAATGTTGCCCTGCTTTAATACCTTGCAGTTTACAAACATCGTAGAACGAATTTAGTGTAGTATCTTTTAAAGTCTTAAGAACTGCTCTGCCCATTAATGCTCTTGAACCTGGATATTTTAAGCAGCATTTAATAATCCAATAAACACCAAGTGCTGACTTACCTCCTGCTACACCGCCTCCAAATATAACCTCGCTTGTTTTGTTATCTTCTAATCTATCGAGTGCTTTAGTCTGCTTCTTCGTTAGTATCATAGGTTTTAGTTTCATTGAAAGTAATACCTAAATCCATACCGCCTGTATGTTTTAAAGTAGTACCTAATCTTTCAGCTTCTTCAGGTGTGCCGATTAACTTATATAATCCCATTTGTAAAGTAGGGTTTTCGCTTTTATACCACTTTGAACGCATAGATGTTTTAATCTCAACTTTGTTTTTTTCAAGTGCTTCTTTTATAGCGTTAGATTCGTTCAGTTTATGCTCGTAGAAAGTAGTCTTTGTGCAAGGTAAAAATGCCACCACATCTTCAATAAAGAACAATTTATGCTTATCTATTGCCTCTAAAGACTTCTTCTCTAATTCCTCTGTTTTATATGCCATAATCTTTTATTTGAGCGATAAGGTGGAATCGAACCCCTCTTGTTAGCTGGAAGCCAACTGTGCAACCATTACACTTTTATCGCTTGTCTTTGGATATTCTTTACTTAATGATTTACACAAAGGTATTAAACTTTTATCAAGAGGATAAATATATTTATGCTTACCTGCTTTTTTCCTTTTTGTTAATTTCTTAAAATCTACACCCCAAGTATATCTACCTCTATCGTGTTTCCATATTCCATTTAATAAATATTCAGTTCCACTACTTTCAATATTTTCAATATAATACCAATTTGTAGCTTGATAAATAATACCTTTATGGTCTTGACCTTTATCTGCATAACTAAATAACATTTTAACAGTAGGGCATTCTTTTTTAATTAATTTAATAGCAATTGACAAAACCTTACTTGTTGAAGATTGTTTACTATTTAAGGCCATTCTATTTAATTCTAAATATTGACCATTTCTTAAATTAAATTTTATAGGCATATTAACTGAAGCACCTCCGCCAAATAAAACTACTCCGCACCAAATATTATTTTCAAAAACTGAATATCCTATTGAATAAGTTGGTACTGCTTTAGCATAATGAAAATTTAAACAAGCGTATTTTATAGCTTTACTTGATGCTTTTTCTAACCTCATATTTCTCCTGCTGAAACACTAAAATAAGAACCTGAATAGTTCCTATCTAATAATTCTTGTATTTCTATTTCCGCTTTTTGTAATTGTTCAGGACTTGTAAATGTTATTTTCATAACAGGTGGTTTGTTTTTATCTTCTCCTATTAAATCATCAAAACCTGGTTCTTCCATAAATACCGGTAAATCTAATCCCCAAGCATCAAGTTCTTCTGCATCCCACTCATTCGCTAACATATTCCAATCCCATTCGCCACCGCTTACATTATCTTTTATAATAAACTGCTTTTGTTCTTGCTCTGTCAAATCGGTAACTTTAATAATTGGTACTTCTTTTAATCCAGCGTGAATACAAGCCTTTAATCTCATATTACCACCTAAAACAATCATATCATCATTTACAACAATAGGTCTTATTTCAAGCATCTTAGGAAACTCCTTGATTGATGCTACTAACTTTGCAAACTTATCATCCTTAATAATTCTTGGATTATTAGGGTTTGACTTTACTAATTTGATACTTACTAATTCGGTTTTCATTTTACAAAGGTAATATATTTTTATAATTCAGCTACTTTCTGTGTGTATAGGTCAATTAACTCTTGGTAATCAGCTTTGCCCATCTTTTTTACTTGATGCCTTTTGTATTCCAGGTAATCCATTCCGCCTTTGCCTATTTCTTTTTCAAGTCTTTTGTAATATTCGATATAATTGCCTTTTTGAGCAATATTACATCCATAGCACTGTGGTCTGCAATTTTGTTCATCGTATCTAAGACTTAAAATACCTCTTGAATAGAAGTGTCCATTTTGAATCTTTTTGTAAGTGATAACTTTATCACAAGTAAAGCACTTAACATCTAAATTCTCATCAGCGTATTTTAGTCTTATGTAAATAGAAAATATAGCATCTGCTTTCTTCTTTAAGATTGTTGTACTCATTTTAAAAGCAATTTAGTGTAACATATCTCAAAGACTACTCCCCAAATAATAGAAAATAGAATTATATCAAAATAGCCAAAGATAGGTCTGTAAGTTACAATAGCTAAAGAAATAAAGAGTAGCATTAAGGCTTTAAATAAATGCCAGCCATCCGTTAAAAACGATAGCATAGTTGAAGATAAAAAAAACTTCTCGCCATTTTCTTTCTCGCCCCACTGCCATTTATTACGCCAAGACATATTCCAATCCCAAAACTGACGATTCTTAAGGTTTCCAAATATAGAAACATAATACCTGGTAGATAGAACATCCATTACCGAGTTACAAAAAGCTGCTAATATTACAAAGATTAAAGTCATAAGTTGTCATTAAAGTTACAAAAGTTCCCATTTTGGGATTTTTAAAGCTCATTATTCGTATAAATGCGGCTCAATTCGTATCAAAAGTGAGCCACAAAGTTATTATTTTCCATCATTGCGCCTATTATTTTTGCTCTGCGCCTATTTTTTCCACTATTTGGCTAAAATTGGATATTATTTTCCATTATTAGTCAATCTAAAGGCTTACTATTTTTTTTGTTTGTCATATTATATACATACAAATGTTAAATGTTTTTTTGGTGCTTGTTAAATGTTATAAGTCATCTATCATCTCCAGCGTTTTAACTCTTTCAGTTAATTCTGCTATAATAATTTCCGATTCGTGCCTCAAAGTTAGTAATTCGCTTCGTAATAAAGAATTTTCTCCTTCTAAATCAGTCATCATCACAAAAGCTAAATTAAGCGTTTCTAAAGCATTAAGATTGTCTTTGTAAGTCTTACTATCTAATTTAGTTTTATTAGCCTCTAATAGCTTTATTTGCATCACTAAGAGTAAATCTGCTATCCTAAACAAAGTAGCTTGTCTAAAATCAGTCTTTGGAATCCTTTTATTAAGTTCATCCTGTAAAATAGCTTTTAATGGCTCACTTAACTCGTGTAACTTTCTCATCACTTAGAATAAATTTTTTGTCCTGCACTGGATTAATTAAATTGATAATCTCTCTTAAAGCATCCACATAATACTGCGAAGATAGCTTATGGATAGGTAATTGCTCAAATAATTCTAAACTAAAAAGCCTGGCTTCTGAATGTTTAGCAAATTCTTGTAGTGTCATAATTCTTTTTCAAATGTTTCTTGGTAATATTGTTTTCCTTTTGTTGGTAATTCTTTTGGCCAATTTTTGTATTCAAAAAATGAATCTATTGCATTTATAATTTGTTTTTCTTCTACACAATTATATTTTACAAATAGGTTAATTATTTTTATTGTTTCGTGTGTAGGGTTTTTAAATAAATCAGGATATAATTTTACATATTCACCAAACAATTGTTCTATTGCCGTTTCGTTTTCTATTTTCATAATTAAAAAGGTAATATTTTTGGTTTTTCAAATGTAACATAATTTCCAGCATAACTCTTAATTCCGTTTATTTCTTCGTAATAGCAGTTTTTCCACTTATCAAAGAATAATGTAGCTTCGCCTACTTCTCCAATTCCTTTTGGTTTTGTCTTTTGGACTATAATCTTTACTTCGTTGCCTTGATAATGGTTTCCATCTTTAGAAACTCCAAATGGTGGTCTCCATACGCAAATCATTTGCTCTCCTTTACGAAAGGATGTTTCGCCACCATCTATAAATCGTGGGTCTGCTGGAGGATAATATTTTATTCCTGTTGCATCATCAATAACCTTTGCGCCTGTTTCCCTTGCTATGTGCATAATAATCGTATGGTGGTAATTGTATTCCCTTGCATACATTCTTATTTTACCTAATACCCGAGCCATATACATATCTCTTTGTTCGCCTTTTAAATCGTGCTTAACCTCGTTGAAAGGGTCTGTTGTTACTGTGTCAAACTTAACTCCGTATTTCTCAACCGCTTCGTGGAAATCATCTAAAGTTATATCTTTTACTCCTAAATCCATAATGTAAAAATATTGGCTAACTTCTAATCCATACCTGTACATTTCTTGTTTAGTAAGTCTTTGTAGCTTATTACCATCCAAATCAAAAAATGGCTTACCTGCCCATTTATGTATTATCTCGGCAAATATCTCTGTAGGCGTTCCCGTTTCGGGACTAAAGATTAAATGTTTCCAACCTTTACTTTTTGATAAGTTTATAAGGCATTCCCACCAAAATTCCGATTTGCCTGATGCAGGAGTTCCATAAATGTAAGAAGTTGCACCTTTTTTAAAGGATATTAGCTTATCCACATCTTGGAATCCTATTGTTTCGCCTTTAATTAATCCTGTATCGTATAACGAATCTAATTCGCCTTGTACATCGCTATATTGTTTTATAAAGTCCATTAGTAGGTGTTTATTTTTTTAATTGGTATCAATACTGCTTTAGAAGTATTATTATCTCCCATTTCTTTTATATTATTTGCTAAAAATTCTATTCTACAAATATCTTTTAATTTTTCTAATTCTATAATAATAATGATTTTATCTTCTAATTTGCCTGATAAAATAAAACACCACCAATCAGCTTGTGAAGTTGCTATGCCTGAAGGCTTACCTCTTGATTCGTATTCAACTGCTAAATTGCCTGTATTAGATGCTATTTTATCTCTTTTAACTTCTACTTTTTTATTAGTAAATATTTCAGCTAATAGTTTTTCGCCTAAAATTCCAAACTCCAGGTCAAACTTAAAATCGTTGTTATGTTCCATTAATAGTAAAATGTAGGAATGATAGGTGCTTGTACTTTCTTTTTATTCTCATCTTTAAACCAGTTGTTTAGCATTGTGTTTTTCCAATTTATAACTTCGTTTCCTTTGCTATTTTTCCAACCTAAATTTGAATAGTAATTAAATGCTTTTGTAGCTGCTTCTCTTGAATAACCATTTTCATTAAAATAAAAAATAACATCTTCTAAAGTAGGATTTATAACTTGTAATACCTTTACTTTACTTTCCTTTACTTTACTTATCTTTACTTTAGATGCGTTTCGTACAAGTTCTGAATGCGTTACATTTTCTGTAACTTGTTGATTTTCACGCCATTGTTTGAGACGTTCTGCGCTTTTTTCTTTTTTTATTTTGTAGTTTTCACTAAACTTTAGTAATTGTTTGTTGAAACTTTCGCCATTGTTTGATGAAATTAGTCCGATACTTTCCATAAATGACCAGCATTTCTCCAACTTTTTACCGATGTTTAATTGCCTTTTAAGCACCGCAGTTTTAATTGGTTTTTCTTGTTGAGCAAACTTCTCTAAAGCGGTATAAAATAATCCTAAGCCTTCATAGCCAAAAGCCATATAAAGTTCAGTTACTTTTTCATCGCTAAAGGAGTTGCTATCGTGTAGATAATACTTCATAAGTATAAAAAAAAAGAATCCCATCGGTTGTGAGTTTCGACAGGATTCAGGTTATAAAATAACCATTTAGGTAATATCTAACAAGCTCACAACTTCTTATTAGGTATCTTAATACAATGCAAATATAACTATTTTCTTCGTAATTTAAAGTATTTTTCTAATCTTAATGTTAGGGCAAATTTGCTTATTCCGTATTTATCAGCGTAGTGTTGCATACTTAAACCATTGTCCAGGTAATCAGCTAAAAAAATAGGAAATACCTTATCTGCTCTAACCGTTACTTTTTTGATATGGTTATGCTTTGTCTTAACACCTCTTGCCTTAAATACCTTTCTAATATGCTTCTCGGAGATATTATACTTTTTACTTAAGTCTTGAATGGTTATGTTATTCGTTTGATAATCCTCTATGTAATCCATCTCTTATAATTTTAAAATACTAACGCTGCTCGTTAGCATTTGGGTGTTAATCTTCTGCTAAAATTGTTAAACTTTCCCCTAAAATAGTTCGCAGACACCTCTTATCTTTGGCGCAAAAAGAACGCTTGCAGCAGCACCAATTTCTTTAATTAAAACGGTAAACTATCGCTTTCAGCATCGTTTGTAATTACATTTGTACCTACTTCGTTAATCTTCCAGCAAACGATATTTGTGAAAGAATCTTCTTTACCTTCTTTGTTTTTATACAACTTACCTGCAATGTTAATTTGACATACAACCTCGCTACCTGGAGCAAATGATTGTAATAAGTCAATCTTCTTTTGTGCAAATTGTAATTTAATGTGTTGCGTGTATTCACCATTCAAGGTCTCTAAAATGATTTCTTGCTTTCTGAATTTCTCGCTTACTTCTTGGACTGGTCCGATTGCATAAATTGTGCCTTGTACTTCCATTTCTATTTTTTTTAAAGGGTTATAATTCGTGTACCTAATTTTGCCTGTATCTCGGCATCGTAATTCTTTAGCCATTCTCGGCATTGTTCTACCTTGTCTATAATCTCTTGCTCTTTATCTAAATCTCGTTTAAACTCGTAGCTTACCCATCTTTCAAAGTCTTCTAAATGTGAATAGCTTACTTTAGTTCCAAAATTAGCAGCAGCAGGAGTGTCTCCTAAATAATAAAACAAGGTAGCAAACTCTTTATTGCAAAGCATCATATAGCCTCGCAACTGCCATTCATAATCAGTATTTAACTCTAAAGCTGAATCTAATAATGTTTTTCTATTCCAA